AACCATTACCGATCTCGATAACTTTGCGGATCGCATCGTCGTCATACCCCGGAACACCAATCAAATCCGCCAGCTCTGTACGGCTTAGCGGGTGGTGCTCGAAGATGTAGCCTTCGTCGATATTAGTCAGACCCGGCTCAGGGTAGATACGGAATGGATCAACACGCTCAAACTCAGGTGCGATAACTTCATCTGCTTGTACAGTTGTACGGCCATCTGCACCGCGAACATACGATAGCTTACGTTGGCGTCTAACCACTGGGCCTTTGAGGAAAGCACATGGGTATGTCACCAAGTCAGTAATGAAGTCGTTAAAGGATTCAGCCCAGCCGCCTTGGGCGAACTGGTCAGAAATCTTAACCTTCATCTTACCGGCGCGGTTATCAGCTTCCTGCAACAACTTGAATCGGTAGTCCTGCGCGATCATCTCCTTCATCTCAGCCATTTCTGACGGAGTAGGTGCCTGACCGCCAGCTTCGATCATCTCACCGACCTTCTGTGCGAAGTTCATCTGAATCTCAGAAGTCTGCTCCGGTGAAAGATCGGGGATTGGCGTAGGCTGGATGTCCCATGGGGGAGTGCCTGTATCTAGCAAGATGTCACGCAACCAGCTTTCTGCGGCGCGGCATTTAACTTCAGTAATCATCATGTAGATGTCTGAACCGCCTTGCTCGTGAATCTGGCGTAGCTTATCTGCTTCATACTCGCCGTTACGCTGGCGTAACGCACGAAGCATAATGTTCTCGATAGGCTTCTTGGCTTGGCGTGCTGCATCCCAGCAGCTGCGTAGATGCGCCGCAAGACCGAGAATAACGCTGTCGTTCTGACGCGCAGCAAGTTCTTTCTCGATCATCTCCCGCTCTTGCTTAACAAGAGTGGCGTTATCTACGACTCGTAACATTATCCAAGACCCTCGTCGTCTTTATTAGATGTAGCCAGTGTTGCCGTTTTGAAACTACCAGCCTTCTGGCGGAACGGTGCTCCCTTGGCTGTAGCGGTGATAAATGAACCAGCTACGACACCACTGCTGCTAGAAGGCTTGATAAACTGGCGGTCAGCAGAATCAACTGTAAAGGTACTTGTACCTGTGTTTGCTGCTGTATCAATACCGCCACGGCCTTTACCCTCGCGGGCACCGCCGTATTCTACCTTAGCCTGCTGGAGAACTTTACCCTCCACAGCCGCCGTGTTGATTTTCTCTTCCGGAGCACGGGCACCAGCGCGAATGTACTCGTTAGACTGCCTACGGTTATACGCAGCGTAACGTTTTTCGTTCAGTGCTTTTGCTTCATCAGCAAACTCAGCACCATAATACTTTACTTCACCGGGCCTACCAATCTGCTTAACATCAGGAATCTTCCACTTAGCGTCAAGCGAAGTCTTAGGCGCTTTGGCCCAGTCGACCACTTTCGTGTCATATTCGGTATAGGTAATACCGCGCCCTTCGGCGTTTCGTGTGTCGACCTTCTTAGCCATTACATATCCTCGTCGTAATCGTCCATATCCATGTAGGTATCAGGATCGTTTTTATCAGAGTATACAACGCCGCCTGATTTGTAAGGCTTGGCTTGTTCCCACCGACCGGTAGTATCCATCTTCGGGTTATCCGAAAAACGGGTGTATGGTTTGCCTTGGTTGCAACCACAGTTGCTGCTACAGCTCATAAGCACACTCCAATGAGTTTGACTTAGTATGATTTATACATGTCAACAAGTATACACGCAAGTAGGAAAAAATGGCCTCCCCTGAGGCAAACAAGGGAGGCCGGGTCACTATGAGGCAATTATAGTGGGTATGGGTGTCGAGATGACACTGCCACATTATCAAGTCCACCCTGCGGCTGCAACCCTTTTAACATCACGCTTTTGCATGATTAGCGCACCCTCGCCAGCGCTGGATACATGCAGCATGAAATACTGTAAAGCTTCGGCAACGTGGGAGTGTGAATTTTTCTCAATCGTCCCATTCTTGTGGTGGAACCGGTACCCACCCATCATCGCCGCCTTCAGGTGCGTACACCTCTGGTCGACAATAAAGGCTGAGTCACCGTCTACATGCCGCATCAAGTAGTCGTCCACCGCAGACAATCGAGCAGATACATTGTTAGTCTTTGCGGGGATAACCTTGAATCCTTCTGCCTTAATGATGTCTACGGCGGAACGTTCATCAGTCTGTGCCCGCTGAATACCAGCTGGGTCAACGACTATAAGTATGGGAGCACCGGCGAACCGCTCGTAAAGTAACGGCTTCAGTATCGTGCGGACGAAGCGCTGTATGCCCATATCGAATGAGACTGCCTCGTCATAAACTAGCACCCGCCCGCGAGGGTCTTGTTGCCCTATCACAGCGGCGGGAGTCAACCCCAAATCCATCCCTACAACAATCGGGCGTACCGCGCCGAGGATAGGGTTCAGGTTTGGAGCCATGTGGTAGTCAGGCCGGAAGTATTTGTAGACAGGCGTACCTGCGGAACTCAGGCCATACTCACCGTCAATGTACATCCGGATGTATTCTTCCGAACGACCTTGGGTGTCGTAGTAACCTTCAGGCAGATTCTCAATGTTCTCTGCATACTGCGTACGACCAGACGGCTGCTTAAACACATCCCAGCCGTTGTCGTTAGGAGAGACACCGTCCTTAGGGTCCAGCTTCTCCATCTGGTAGTACCACCATGTGTCCATGGTCGGAGGGTTAGTATCCCCCCACATTCCGAACCACGTTGGACCACCATCCTTCGCTGACGGAAAACGCCCGATACGTTTAGACATCGCATCCACAATATCAGGGTGAATGTCTCGACACTCGTTAAACCACGCGAACGTAAGTTCGAGTGAGTTCAAGTTGGCAACGTCATCCGCGTCGTCCAGCGCACGGAACATAATCTCACACTCTACGTCTCCGACTGAGAAGAAGTACGTCTTGGTGGTACGCATGTAGTTCCCGCAGACTCCCGGTGGGAACCAGTCGAGGAACGTCTTGATGGTTGTATCCTGTAGCTGGCGTGCCGTCTCACGGACAATCGCCGCCCGCGTCTTGCGTATCCCTTGCTCATTCGGCTCCTGCATACTCGCTCTGCGAACGATCTCAAACGAGGATGTCACGGACTTGCCGGAACCTACCGGTCCCATCAGTACGCGCATCTTCGCGTCCGACATCATAAACTTCTCGCCCGTAGGCGGTGGCGTGTAATCTATATCAAGTGCCATCGAAATACTCGTCTAATAGCGTTATGTCTCCACAGTGGTGACACCAGAAGTAATCTGAAAGGGCATCGCCGCAATGCGGGCAACTCTCATTCGAGTAATCCACGCCGATCAAAACAATGCGGTACGCCGCAGGTTTATCCTTCTTCGCTTTGATTATCTTAGAAGTGAACGACACACCAGCCTTGGATAGCTCGGCACGCGTGTCATTGTACTCTGGCAAGGAGTAGAAGATCGCAGTAGGTGAACCCTGATAGCGCTCGGTGAACTTATCCAGTGCCTTCAATAAGTCTGGGTTCTTCCGTTGACTCGGCGTCAATAAAAGTTGCGTTGTGCTCTTGACCGCCGAGGTTAATTGTAATTTTAACTCCGCCACCTGCTCCCTCCGTAACTACGTCATTCTTAGGCTCCAGCCCTCCCCACTTCACAGTGGACTTAATGAGGTCTGCTTTTACGGCGGGTGATACATCCGGACTGTGGATTAACGTCCACGAAGTTGTCAGGAGTTCTTCAGCCTGTGCGCGGGCCTTGAGTTTGAACGTCATGCCTTTATCGCGCACTTCCTCCCGGTATTGTTCCACCTTCTTGAGAAACACGGGATCTGCGTTGAACTTAACGATGTCGTTGGCACCGATGTTGTGCCGTGTCATGACTTCTTGCAAAGTCTCTCCGCTACCTTCGAGCGTGAGGGCGACATCGAACGCTAGGCGGTCAGACCACTTGGTGTGGTTTAAGGGCAGTGTGTCCATGATGCGAGGATATGGCAGGTGGGCACTGGTGTCAAGTGGGGGTTCCTTAAAGC